CCGTCTGAAATTGATAAGATTTCTGCCGCACTTCCTTTTGTAAATGGATTAGGCGATATCAGCGATTCAGAATTTGATGAATTAGCCGATAAAGCATCTTCTGCATACGATGATCTGATGGATCTTGGTATGAATGTGGAGGCTAGATATTCTGCTAGATTATTTGAAGTGGCATCTGCGATGTTAAAAAATGCTATTGATGCAAAATCAGCAAAGGTAGACAAAAAGTTAAAAATGATCGAACTCCAACTTAAAAAACAGAAATTGGATAATGACACATCAGGGGAAGATCCTGGTATTAACATTCAAGGGGAAGGATTTGTTGTAGCAGATCGTAATAGTCTTCTTGAAAAATTGAAGAATATGAAATAATATTTTTAGATAAATACAAGATTGGAATTATATTATGAATAAATCATTTAAAGAATACTACTACTTAACAGAATCTAAAAACACCTATGTTTTTAAAGTAAAATTAATCGGCGACCATCAAGCAGATAGTGTTACCAAACTTAAAGAAGCACTATCACAATATAAAATTGTGTCATTTTCTGAAGGAAAAAGTTGCCCGATACAAGAAACACAGCCGGATTTCCCGATGCATAAAAATGTTGGTGTGACTACTTATGAAGTATCACTTGGATATCCTATTACATCTCCACAACTGGCTGGAATAATTTCGGATACTTTGAATCTTCCTCAAAATGGAATTAAAGTAAGAAGTGATAATGACATTAATGAAGAAGATATTAATCACGAGCATGATCAAAAAACTGGTCAAGCATATTTGGGAACTGATTATGAAGTAGAAAACAACCAAGATCTAGTTGGTGAAAAACATGTAATGCGCTTTCTAAAGGAACTAAATAAAGAAAAACATCAAGGCACACAGTATAAAGGTGTCAATGATCAAATTTTAGCTAAAAAAGTTCCTGTAGATAAAACAATTTCTGATAAACCAAAACCTGTTGGTAAATCAGATAGTCCTATAGGTTCACGGAAAGTTAAATTACCATCACCAAAAGGATAAAAATAATGGAAAATTATGTAACAGAAGATGCTGTATTCTTCGAAAAAGAATATATGAATGCGTGTACAACACCAAGTGATATTAATGAACATTTGTGGATTTTATTTAAATTAGCAAATGAATGCAATCATATTACAGAAATGGGTGTTAGAACCGGTGTTAGCACTCGTGCATTTTTAGTTGCAAATAAAATACTCAGATCATATGATTTAGAATTGAATCAATCAGTTGTTGATTTGTTTAATATGGCTAAAAAGTTTGGTAAAGATGTTGAATATACACAAGCCGATACCAGAACTCTTGAAATTGAAGAAACCGATTTATTATTCATCGATACAATGCATACCTATGATCAATTAAAAATTGAATTAAATATTCATGCAAACAAAGTTAAAAAATACATCGTATTTCACGATACTTATACATTTGGATTAGTTGGAGAATGTGGGTCAGGTGGATTATTAACAGCTTTAATCGAATTCATGATACAGAAGCCGGAATGGAAATTTAAGATACATAAAATAAATAATAATGGACTAACTGTAATTGAACGAATAGTTCAACAATAAAGGAAAATACATGGATTTCACAGATTTATACAAAAAAATTTATAGTTTGGACACATTATCAGAATCATCAGAGATTACTGAATGTGGCTGTATGGACAATGCAGTACCAACTAAACAACAAGATTCGTTGAACATGAACGTATCAATTACCGGTCAAGGTGCAAATGGTATCCGAGATTTGATGGATATTTTAAGAAATATTGATAAAAAAGATGACCCGGATTCATCTAATATTCAAACAAGTTCACCAGAGCCGTTAAGAATTTCTTCGGATGATATGGATAGTCATGATGAACCAGAAATTATTACTATTAGTAGTGATGATTATACGGATGAATCAGAAATGGAACCGCAATATGGCGATCCAGATAAAATGGTATTAGGATCGGATGATCAGTCTCTTGAAGATGAGTATGAAGATGATAATTTTGCAAATTCTATGAAAAATGGATCAGCAAAAAGAACATTAGGTGTGTCAGCAGTGTTAGCAATGGGCAACGATTTACTCAGTAAAGGGGAAGAAGCACCAAAAGTTAATGGTGGTGGAAACCCATTAGCAGAAACATTAGTATCAAATCTGTATAAATTGTATAACGAAGTGAAATCAAGATAAAAAATTGATAAAACAATAAAAATAGCCCCGCTGGGGCTATTTTTATGTAAATAATAACATGGCAGCAGATAATACATTAACAAAAAAAGCCCATGTTAAACAACAATGGACTGAACAACAAATACAAGATATGGTCGCATGTATGGATCCAGAATCTGGATACCTGTACTTTGCAAAAAACTTTTTCTATATACAGCATTCTGTTAAAGGACGATTGCTATTCCAGCCATTTGACTATCAAGTTGGCTTATTAAGCAGTTATCATAATAATCGTTTTAACATAAACATGCTTCCTCGACAGAGTGGCAAAGCATTAAGTTTAAATACACCAATCCCAACACCAAGTGGGTGGACAACTATGGGGGATGTTCAAGTTGGTGATATTATATTAAGTAATATCGGAGAACCTACTACTGTTACGTTTGCTACTGAAATCATGTATAACCATACATGTTATGCGGTAGAATTCGACAATGGGGAAACCATTATTGCTGATGCAGAGCACTTATGGAAAGTTAGTACAGCAAATTGGAGTAATAAATCAAAAATTCTTACTACTGAGGAAATAAAAGATTATAAAGGTACACATTCATTAGATCAAGGATTGTATATAGATATTACAGAACCTGTTCAATACGATTATAAGTCACTACCAATTCATCCATATATATTAGGGTTGTGGCTTGGTGATGGGTATTCTGGGGATGGTAGATACGTTCAATCAAATATAGATAATATAGAAATGATTCAATATATATTAGAATCTGGCTATACCGTATCAGAACCATCCGTAAATAGCAATAATAGTGAACGTAGAAACATTATAGGACTACGGACCTTATTGAATGAAAACAATCTATTAAAAAATAAACATATACCAAATGATTATATGTTCTCATCAATTGATCAACGGCTCGAATTAATTCGCGGATTGATGGATACTGATGGAAGCTGTACAAAAAAGGGGAATTGTGAATTTTATCAAAAGAACTTTGAATTAATAGAACAAGTTAGGTCAATATTGTCATCACTTGGAATTAAATCACGCTGCTCTTGTAAAATTATAAATGGTGTGAATTATTATACATTGAAATTTTCTACTACAAAATATATAGTATTTAAGTTAAAACGAAAAGCTGAAAGACAACTATTATGTAAAGGGCATGTAAAAAACACTAGATTATACATTAACAAACTTACTAAAACAAATTCAGTACCGGTGAGATGTATCCAAGTTGATAATCATGAGCATATGTTCTTATGTGGTAAAACAATGATTCCAACTCACAACACCACCTGTGCATCAGCGTACTTATTATGGTATGCAATGTTCCACCCAGATCAAACTATACTCGTAGCAGCACACAAATATACCGGTGCACAAGAGATTATGCAACGTATTCGATACGGCTATGAATTATGTCCTGATTTTCTGAGAGCTGGAGTTGTTAGTTATAATAAAGGTTCTATGGAATTTGATAATGGTTCCAGAATTGTAAGTCAAACAACTACTGGGACAACTGGTCGTGGTATGTCTATTTCACTTTTATATTGTGACGAGTTTGCATTCGTGCAACCTAACATAGCAAACGAATTTTGGACTTCAATATCACCTACACTAGCCACCGGTGGCCGTGCTATTATTACGTCTACCCCAAATTCGGATGAAGATCAATTTGCTATCATATGGAAAGAAAGTAAAGATGTATTTGATGCATATGGAAATGAGCGTACCGATGGTAAAGGTAGAAACGGATTTTTTGGCTATAAATCTGATTGGTGGGATCACCCAGACCGGGATGAAGAATGGAAAGTCGAAGAATTAGGTAGGATAGGGGAAGAACGATTTCGTCGTGAATACGGATGCGAATTCTTGGTTTACGATGAAACATTAGTGAGTAGTTTAGTCCTAGCTGAATTAGTCGGTCGAGAACCAATCCAAAAAATGGGACAAGTACGCTGGTATAAAAAACCAACCGCCGGGCATTTATACTTGATATCTTTGGATCCTAGTTTAGGCACGGGTGGTGATTATGGCGGTATACAAGTATTTGAACTACCAAGCTTAACTCAAGTTGCAGAATGGCAGCATAATTTAACACCCATTCAAGGTCAATGTAAAATATTACGAGATATACTCAGATACATTCAAGATGAAATAGGTATAGAGCATACTAATAGTATTTATTGGTCAGTTGAGAATAATAATGTAGGTGATAGTGCTCTAGTAGTTATAGAAAATTTAGGCGAGGAAACTTTCCCTGGATTATTCTTAAGCGAACCAATTAGAAAAGGGCATGTTAAAAAATTTAGGAAAGGGTTCAATACAACCTTTGGGAACAAAATTTCATCTTGTGCTCGATTAAAATTTTTAATTGAAGAAGGGAAGATGATAATCAATAGCCGACCACTTTTGAGTGAACTTAAAACCTTTATTGCATCCGGTGTTAGTTTTAAAGCAAAACAAGGACAACATGATGATTTAGTTTCGGCATTATTATTGATCGTTAGAATGAGTGTTGTATTGGCAGAATGGGATCCAGGTGTTCTAGAAATGATGAGCATTGATGGACATATGGATGATGATTGGGAAGCACCGTTACCTGTTTTCGTTTCATCTTATTTTGGATAAATAATACATGGAAAATAATTTAGATAAAGTTGCTAAAGATTTGTATGGAAAAATTCAATCACGATTCCCGAGTATTAAAATCGGTGATGAAAATGCAGAAGTTATCACGACTAAACGTGACATACCTAATGCTAGATTTTTCGAATTTGAATATACTGAAAATGAAGAATCATTAGGTACAATAACCATTACATTAGATGAAGAAGACGGTATTGTTGTACAAATGAGTGGTGATATTAGTGATGCAAAATCATCAAATTCTCGTGCATATAAATTTATTCGGTCATTTAGAAAATTTGCAAAATCAAGAATGTTAAATTTTGATGTTCAAAATATTGGTAAAAGCAATTTGGATAAACGTGACTATCAATTTCAAGCAAAACCAAAGGAAACCGCAATTATGGAAAATAAAATGTTTGGTACTAGTCGTATCAGTTACCAACAAATTGGTGAATCTAGACTAATCGTAAAACATAGTCAACCAGTAAACCAAAATGTTGCTGCTGGTCGTTCTATGCATATCAACGATATTTACATTGAAAATGCAAGTGGGGAACGGTTTAAATACCCATTTAAACATTTACCTGGTGCTAGAGCATTAGCTGAACATATCAATCATGGTGGTAATCCCTATGATGCTATTGGTAAACATATTACTGGACTCAGTGAAGAATTGCAGCAATTACGCAAGTTCAATGGCTATGTAAAACGTCAAGATCAAATCTCAGAATCAATGGGAGCAGTTACTTCGAAAGTTATTGAACGAATTGAATCTATTAAAAAAGAAGTAATCAATTTACAAAAACGACCTTTCTATGAAAAATTCGCCGAATCATTTGAAATGAGAGAGGATAAAGAAATCCCAGAAACTATTATGAATGATTGGGTTGATCGATTAACTGTTAGATCATTTAATGAAGATTTAAAATCGGTATTTCCTTATTTGTACAATATGTTAGATGAATCAGACTTACCAGTTCGCGAATTGGGTGCAGACGATATATCTGAAATGTTTGGTAAATCAGAACCCACTAATAAACAAAAAACAAGCACTCGTAAATCACTAAATCCAGAATCAGTATTTGAAGCATTTATTGAAGATATTTCACAATCATCTGGTACTAAATTAGCAGCCTTCAATGAATTATTAGGTAATAAATTGGCAGGTGGTGATTTCGGTAAAGAAGCGATTGATCCAAGTATTATTAAAGATCAACATATTTTAGATACAATTTCTAATATCAACTTTGATGATAAAGATGCCGAAGATGTAGCGATCCGTGATTTAATTAGTGATTATATAAACTCTAATAATCCAGAAATTATTAAAGATCTACCAAACTTGTATATAACAAACCCAGGTGAAGTAGGAGGTCAAAATGTGCCTGATCAAGAACCATTACCTGCTCCAGAAGCTATCCCAGCCCCTGCAGAAGTTCCTGCACCAGCCCCTGCACCAATGCCAGCTCCAGCAGCCGGTGCTCCACAGCAACCGATGCCAATGGCAGAAAGTGTTAATCGATTAGCAAAAGTAAAAGCTAAATTTATTCAGGCCAAAGAGTCAGGTGCGACTTTGGAAACTGCCTTTGCAGAAGGTATGACGATAGCAGATGCATTACGTGAATTTGGGATATCTCCAGCTGAATGTGGTTATGCAGAACCAGAAGAGGAAGATCAAGGTCCAGAAACAGATCCAAAAAAATCTGGTATAGATCAATTACTGAGCATAATCGCTGGCTTTTGGAACAGAGAAAAGAAAAACTTCACTATAGGTGGAACTCGATGTAAGATTAAAGTTAAAAAAGCGTATGATGATGGTGATTGTCCAAATGCTAATGAAACCGATGTTAAGAGAGTATTTCAACTGATCGATATGAAAGATCCGAGTTCATCAGAGCAGGATAATGTCTTAAAATTGGCTGGTGTTAAACAATCTGATGATCGTGAAAATGATTTACTAAACAATGTTAAAGTTATGCAAGAGCATCCATTGGCTGAAGGCGAACTCGCTATTATTAAAAGAAATGCAGGAATATTATAATGAAAAAAATTACAGAACAACAATTAATTGAATCAGCAAGATTGCTTCAAGAATATAATGCAACATTATCAGAAATTAACCCAGATATAGCGGGACATTCTGGATACATGAATAAAATC